ATATGTGATCCTCATTCAAAATTGATCACCGACTACAAGCTTGAACTTAATGGAAACACCTATCGAACCAGCGTTTCACCAGTGGAAATCGAGGGTTACATTGCTGACCGATTGCATGAAATCGCAGATGATCTGAATCTGTTATAAATTCGATAAAACATAGAAATAACTTTATGAGCGAACAACCACCAAGGCGAAAACGACCTGATCCGAAGAAATATCCTTGGATTCCTCCCGAGGCGGAAATAAAAGTCGTCCAGGCATTCAAGGATTTGTCCAAAGGACAAGCCAACGAAGATCAGCAATTACTGGCATTCGATCACCTGATTCATACACTCTGCGAGATAGGCGGGCTTTCCTACCGTCCAGACAGTGATCGTGATACTGTATTTGCAGAAGGGAAGCGATTTGTTGCACTGCAAATCGTCAATTACATACAACGAAACTCAAAACCGGAGTAAATTATGCTAACGAGAAATCCATTTTTCTTTCTGAACCTGAATCGGAATGAAGGTGAAAGTGACGACGATCTTAATCCTGGTGGTGGCGGTGGTACTGGTGGTGAAGGTGGAGGCGATCCAGGTGGCAATGATCCGGCTGGTAGCGATCCTGGCAATCCTGTTGATAGCGGCGGGGCTGGCGATGAGGGCGGTGAAGGCGGAAGTCCATGGCCAGCCGATTGGCGAGCAAAAATCGCTAACGGGGATGAGAAAATCCTGGCTCAATTGGGAAGGTATGAATCGCCAGCCGCAATCTTCAACAAGGCTCGCGCTCTCGAAACTCGCCTCTCATCTGGTGAACTCAAGTCGGTCACTCCATTCCCGGCTGAAGGTTCTGATGAACAAAAGGCCGCCTGGCGATCTGAGAACGGTATTCCGGATAAGCCGGATGGTTACGAAATCGCTTTACCGGAAGGCATGGTTATTGGTGAAGCGGATGCGCCGCTGATCGACAGTTTCAAGGAATTCGCTCACGAAAATAACCTTCCACCCGATGCGGTGAATGTCGCGGTCAACTGGTATTTCGCTTCCGAAGAAGCGCGAGCTGAGCAGCGTAATCAGCTCGACCTGGAAATCCAGCAGACCAATACCGATATTCTGCGTAGCGAATATGGTGAAAACTATCGTCCGGTGATGAACAGCATCAAGAACCTGCTTGCCACGGCTCCCAATGGAGTCGGTGAAGCATTGATGGGCGCTCGCCTGGCCGATGGTACCCCTCTCGCTTCTGACGTTGGTATCATCAAGGCACTTGCGGACTGGTCTCACCAGATCAATCCGGTCAGCACCTTGATGGGTGGTGGAACGTCCAACATGCAGAGCATCAGTGACGAAATCTCGAAACTGGAAAACATGATGGCGGATAGAACCAGTGAATACTGGAAAGGCGCGAATGCTGAAAAGAACCAGCAGCGTTATCGTGACTTGCTCGATGCGCGTTCCATCATGGAAAAGAAAGGACAAGCCGCTTAATACAACTGCGTTTGTACGACTCTTTCGGGTTTCGTTAGGATCGTTCGCGAACACCTAGCGAAGCCCCGAAACGGGTCAAGTCGGCTCCGAAAGGACACCCCGACAGAGACACGGGACGGATACCCTGAGTTTAGGTTTGAAAGTAAAAAACCGAACTTAAAAAAGGAGACATACCGTGTCTGATACTGCATTTCAAACCCAGTATCGCCAGGAATTTATTCAGGGCTTCGAGCAGCGCCAGTCGTTGCTTCGCGATACTGTAACGACAGAAGCACAAATCAAGGGCAATAAGGCCGTATTCCTTGTCGCTGACTCAGGTGGCGCTGAAGCGCAGAGTCGTGGCACCAATGGTCTTATCCAGGCTCGTTCCGACAACCTGACCCAGAACACCGCTACCCTTTCAGAGTGGCATGACTTGGTTCGCAAGACCAATTTCAACGTGTTCGCAAGCCAGGGTGACCAACGCGCTATCATGCAGGAAACCACCATGGGCGTGATCAATCGCAAGATTGATAGCCAGATCATCACCACCCTGAACACGGGTACGGTTACGATCGGCTCCAGCACAACCATCCCATCAGTGAGCTTGTTCCAGCATGGTCGTACCAAGCTCGGCAATGCCGAAGTTCCATGGGATTCGAACATTACTCTGCTCTGTACCGCAGCCTTCCTGTCTTACCTGGAACTGGCTCCGGAATTCTCAGGCGCAGACTATGTGAACATGCGTCCGATGGCAGGGGAAGATGCGAACTGGCGTGATAAGCCGATGGCTTACCGCTGGCGCAATGCCCTGATCGTCGAGCATCCGAATCTGCCTGGCGTTGGTACTTCCAGCGAAAAGAGCTTCCTGTACCATAAGTCTGCTATTGGTCATGCTGCCAATACCAAGGGCATGGACAACGTAGTTGGGTACAACGAAGAACAGGCTTATTCCTATGCTCGCTGTTCCATGGATATGGGGTCCGTTCTCATGCAGAACTCGGGCGTAGTTGTAATCACCGCTGACGGCAGCGCATACGCATAAGGAGAAATTATCATGGCTTATTACGGCTCTACTGCTGCTTCTTCAATTGCCAATCCTCCTGTGCCGCTGTTTGGTCCGCTGACGAAATCGCCTTCTTCACTGGGCAATACCAGTCGCGGTCTGACCCTTTGGGCATACAAATCCTCGAATACGGCTGCACAAGCTTCTGCTGCCAACTTCATGTCGGATGCGTACTACCTCGGGATGCGGCCAGGTGACATTGTGTTTGGTTCCTACTTCAGTTCCGCTGGTTCAACCACCGGTTTTACTTACCGGCTGACTTGTACCAATGTGACGACTTCTGGAGCCACGTTCTCGACAGCACATCTGTCTACGGGTTAAGGTTAAGCTCTCATCAACCGCTAATAGGCGGGGGAAACCCCGCCCGTTAGTAAAACTGGAGGGCTTATGTCCGAGCAAAACCAAAACCATCAAGAAGTAAAACCACGTACTACCTACGGTCAACCAGCGCAATCTTACCCAGATAAGACCGAAGCAAAGTCAAGCGCTACCGATTCGCCAGCAAAAGCAGTCGGAAAGACCGAAGAAAAGCGCGATGTATCGCTTACCAATAACCGGCTGAAACAGGCCGAATTCACCCGTACCGTTTACACGGCCACTATCGAACGCGGCCATATCAAGAGCGACCTGATCGATCCGAAGTTCTGGGCGCATGTTGCAATCAAGTTGCGCCGTGGCGATCGTGTCGAATGTACTTCTGAAGATGGTTCATTCTATGCCGAACTGATGGTACTGGCCTGTGATCGTACCTGGGCGAAAATGCACGTTCTCCAGTGGCATGATCTTTCAAGTTCTGCAATCCAACTCACCCCGGAAATCCTGGCTGAATACCTGGTGGACTTCAAAGGTCCGGATGGCTGGTGTGTTATTCGCAAATCCGACAACCAGACGCTCCAAAGCAAACTCTTTACCGAGGATGAAGCGAAGCGTTGGATCGAAGGCTTTGTTCGTAACATGAGGGCTGCATGACCACGCAGTTAAACATTTACAATGGTGCGCTCCTGCTGTGCGGGGAGCGCAAGTTGTCTGCTCTAACCGAGACTCGGCCATCACGCTATGATCTTGATCAAGTATGGAATGATGGCGGGGTAAACGCTTGTCTTGCCCAGGGTCAATGGGTATTCGCAACCCGAACACAGCAACTCGATTACGATACCAGTATTACTACTTCATTCGGTTATACCTATGCGTTCGCGATCCCCACGGATTCCGTCACGCTGATTTCGGTTTGTTCCGACCAGGATTTCAATGTACCGCTGACGGAATACGCCATCGAGACCGGCTATATCTATTCCTACTTGCAGACGATCTACATCAAATTCATTTCGAATGATGCAAGTTACGGAACTGATTACGCAAATTGGCCTGCGAACTTTACGGAATGGGTGAAAGCCTATTTTGCCAGTAAAGTCGTGTGGAAAATCACTTCCGACGAAAACAAGAAAGACATGGTTAAGAAGGAAGAATTACGATTGCGGAAACTGGCAAAATCTACCGATGCCAAACAAAAACCAACACGGTTCCCCGCGCAAGGAAGTTGGAATTCTTCACGACAGGGTTCCATGTCAGGCGATAGAGGGAACAAAAGCAGCCTGACAGGGTAAACCATGCCCAGACAGAACACAGTCCTTGCCCGCTTCAACAACGGACTTATCTCACCGAGAGCACTTGCCAGGACCGACATAGAACGTGTCGGCCTGTCTGCCGAGACCATGAACAACTGGGTAACTCGTTCCTTCGGGAACATGATGCTCAGACCAGGATTAGGATATATCGGCGCGACGGCTTCAAACGCAGCGGCTCGGTATATACCGTTTATTTTCTCCCAGTCCGATACGGCACTATTAGAATTTACGGATTCTGCAATGCGCGTCTGGATATCGGATGCGTTGATGACAAGAACTTCCGTGTCCACCGCAATCACGAATGGAACATTTGATACCGCTTTGACCGGCTGGACCAATGACGATGATGCTGGCGCAACATCAGCCTGGTATATCGGTGGTTATATGAGCCTGATTGGTGATGGCACCAATTATGCCCGTGAATATCAGAAAGTAACCGTTGCCACTGCTGATCGGAATGTTGAGCATGCTATCCGGGTTGTTGTTGAACGTGGCCCTATATTTATAAATGTGGGATCAGGAAAAGATACTGATAACTTTGTTAGCCAGACAGAACTTGTAAAAGGTGAGCACTCTTTATCATTTACACCAGACAATGATTTTTATATTACGGTAAAAAGCCGAGATAAATATAATAAATTATTGAACTCTATTGCGATCGAATCATCTGGTGCAGTATCGATTACCTCGCCCTATGCTGCTGCTGATCTTGATAATATACGTTATCGACAATCAGCAGATGTTGTTTATCTAGCTTGCGATGGGTATCAACCCTATAAAATAGAACGTAGAACCAGCACTTCCTGGTCGCTTGTCCGCTATTACCCGGAGAAAGGACCATTCAGAGCGATTAACATATCGGATACCACGATAACGCCTTCCGGTACATCAGGGAATATATCACTAACAGCAAGTTCCCCGATATTTGAAACGACGCATAAAGAATCGTTATGGCGACTTGTTTCACCAGGACAAACTGAAACGGCCAGTATTGCGGCAGCGAACACCTTTACATCAGCGATTGAAGTCAATGGAACCGGTAATACTCGAATATTTACTGTCGATATCTCAGGCACTTTTTCAGCAACGGTAACATTGCAACGATCACTTGATTCGTCTACTGGTCCATGGACGGATGTACATACCTGGACTGCAACGACTACTGCTGAATCCTATGATGATGGACTTGATAATTTTCAGGCGTGGTATCGGATTGGTGTCAAAACTGGTGATTACACATCCGGAACAGCAACAACCACACTTACCTATTCTTCTGGTGCGGTCGAAGGATTTGTCCGTTTAACCACTGATAATTATGGGTGGGCCGTTCAAAGTGCCGCGGAAGCCAATGGATATTGGGGGTTAGCTTGGTCTCCAACATTAAACCTATTTGTCG